GGCGGTGAACAATCTCACAGCGCTCCAGTCGGGTAACTTTGAGCAGCGTGCACAGATTACGGTGAGGCTGTTTTACGAAGCAACTACGCTGGTTGATGTGAATCGTATTGAGCAGGTGTCAGCATCTGTGGAGAATGAAAGCGGTACCGTCCTGCAATCCGTGGACGTAAACCTTTCATCGTGATAAAATTTTGCGCGTGTACACACAAACCACGAGGCTTTTCACATGTCATATGACGTTAGCAATATCATCCAGATTACTACCCGGATTGCTCCGGCTGGATTACTGACGGCAAATTTCGGTAGTGCGATGTTATTCGCTGACAGCGACGACCTCCCTGCTGGTTTTGCTCCAGATACTACCCGTACCTATTCAAGCGTTCGTTCACTGGCGGAAGATTTCGCCACCACCACGGAAACGTACAAGGCTGGCGCAAAGTGGCTGGGTTCAACCCCTGCCGTCCCTGCCCTGACCGTGTGGGGTACAAATACCGCCGACACCGCCGTTACCGATACGCTGGCCAAAGCGTTTGATGCGAACTGGTGGTACTGGACATTCTTCACCGCTGACGTGCTGGCTGTTAAAGCCAACGCGCTTGCAATCGCTGGCTGGTGTGAAGATAACAACATCATGTTTGTTAACTCGCAGACCGGCACCGCAGCTACCGACATTCGCAATCCTGCAACCGTGGATGATATCGCCACACAGCTGACCACGCTGGGTTACCGTCATGTGTTCACCGCCGTTCACGCGACCGACGGTTATGCAGGTGAAGCGCTGTCCAAGCATTATGCGGCTGTAAATTACTCTGCTGACAACTCGACAATTACCGGTGAGTTTAAAAAGTCTCCGGGTGTTGCTGCTGAAGACCTGTCAGACACCGCATACAGCACCATGAAGCGCGCTACCAAGAAAGCCGTGTTCTACAGTGTTCTGGATTTGCAGGGCGCTACGGACAGCGGACGCTGGTTAAATACCATCACACATTCAACCTACGGTGAGTATATTGATGACGTGGTTAACCTCGATGCATTTGTGAATGCTCTGCGTGTGGGTCTGTACAACGCACTGGCTAACCAGACGACCAAGCTGCCACAGACGCCTGTTGGTCAGGCTGTTCTGATTGGTGCGGCGAAGCGCGTGTGTGAGCAGTTCGTGCGTAACAACTATCTCGGTCCACGCAACTACACCGACCCGGATACTGGTCTGGACGAGTTCAGCATTGGTTATGAAATTCTGACTCAGCCGGAAGATATTCTTGACCTGAATGAATCAGACCGTCCCGCACGTAAAGCTGCACCCATTCGTGTTCGTGCGTTCCGCGCTGGTGCCATCCATATGGCAGATATTTCAGTTGACATGTATTGATAACGGGGATTTAACAAATGGCTTTAAACGATTTCAGTACAGTTAATTCCGTTGTCACAGTCAACGGACGCATCATTACCGACTGGGGCGACACCGCCACACCTTACACTGATGAACCGATTGACCCACGTGGTGCACTGCGTCGCGGTCAGGGTGGCAATGCGGTACGCCTCAACCGTATCAATCCGGGTCGCCGGGTTAACCTGTTCCTCAACCCCGGTTCACCGGATGCTGCATACATGCAGGGTCTGATGAACAGCAACGCCAACATCGAACTTACCTTCACTCAGATTGGTACACTCGATGCGGCTGTTGGTGCTGAGGGTATGATTGTGAACGACGGCCAGCGTGGGCGTGCAGGTATGACCATCACGGATGACCAGTTTACAATGGAATTCAATGCGTGGACTGCTACGCGTGGTGCGGTAGCGTAAAGGATTAGCCCCACGGATGGGGCTTTTTATTCAGATGGTTCCATTTTCTTTAAGCTGTTGTACTACCCACATTTCACCCGCATTCGTGAACAGTGGCTGTGAGTAGCCCTGTTCCGTTTGCTTCATTTCGCCAAAACCTTTATCGATAAACCACTGTTGAAAAGCACGCGCACGCTTTACGCTCCTGTTGTAAACGTTAAGTTCACCAAGCATCTGATTTAATTTAACGGCACTCAGCGAGATTTTCTGACCCACCTGTGTTGCTGTCATCAGAACGCCACGACTTACAATGCGGTCAAACACTTCAACCTTGGGTGCAGCCAGCGCCAGTTGTTCGGCTTGTTCAGCTGCGAGACGTAATGCTTCAGCGTAGGTTTGTGGAATCCTGTGCGTTACTTTCTGTGATTCAAGTTCCTGCCAGCGACGAACAATAGCAGCGCGCATTTTGATGTTATAACCCGAAACAAGGATGAGCGTTTGCTCCTTATCCAGAATAAGCTCCTGATACGTACGCCCTTTGCCGTCTTTGTAATCTCCCCAAATTTGGGGAGATTGAATCTCGGACAGCATGTCCCTGATGTCCCGCAGCACGTGGTCGTGTCGCTTGCCAGTCAGTTCAGCGATTTCACGACTGGTCATGGTTGTTTCATTTAATACCTGTAACATGATTCCTAATCCTCATTTGTGTTTGGGTACGTTGAAGATACCCCACCCTGACGAACTCGTCAACACCTTTCATTACGTCAACGATTCCTGTAAACTTTATCCATCGAAACAAGGGGACCATTCATGTCATACGTTAAGTCTTTTACAGTAGGTAATCTAACCGTCAATGCAAAGATGGCGACAGCTGTCCAGCAGGATGAGATGTTGTCTCTGCTCAGCTCCGCACTGATTCAGCGCGCCGCCATTGCCGGACAGAACAATGCCAAAATGGGTACGGATATTCTGGTGCCGATGTTCATGTCAATGCCGCAGCAGCTCAAGCGTCAGGTGGTGAGTTCGCTGGCTGGGACGGTAATGGTGCACGGTACGGAAAGTCTCGTCACCGTTAACGACTTCAGCGGTAAGATGGTCGAATGGAATACCCTGCTTGCGCAACTCCTGTTGTGGAATTTCGAGGGTTTTTTCGACTGGCTGGAGAGCGCCGTAAAAGACGTTCCTCCAGCACCACAGGTCGAGCAACCAGTGTAAACTGGTATCTGATGCGTCCCTGCACCGGTATTAATGGACTCTGCCCACCCCTGTGTACGTGGGCGCAGTTGAACGACGGGACGTATTCCCTCGCAGATGTTGAGCGGTTTAATCAAGCTCTTGATGAATTACTTGAGGCGGTGCAGGCTTAGTTATATAATCAAAAGTGCGGCTAGACCGGCCAGTCGAAGAGCAATTTGTCATTGCCTGCCGCACCCTTTCAAGACAACCGTGACAAAGGTAACGTCAGATATGCACGCAAGAATTCCGCAAGAACAACGTGAACAGCAGATTAAACAGCTGTGTGAAGGTACACTCTATTCTTTTACAGGGTGGGATGGGGAGTATAAAAATAGCCAGTCCCGCGTAGTCATAAAGTGTGAATCACACGGTGTTCAGTCAATAACCATCGCTAATTTCATTCATGGTTACTCACGTTGCACAGGTTGCCGGTATGAAAAGGCCAGAAGAACAAACGTAAGAAGCGAACAAGAAACCGTCTTACTTTTACAAAGTAAAGGTTTTCAATTTTTACGTTGGAAAGAACCGTATGTTAATCAGTACAGCGTTGCTATTTTCCATTGCGAAGCACATGGTGAATACGAAAAGGATGTGGCACACGCTTTGTTACGGGACGCCAAATGTCAGAAGTGTTCCGGTCTTTATCGTTGGTCGCGCGAAGAACGTGAGCAGCAAATAACCAATAAGAATCGCCGTTATAAATTTCTCGGATGGGTGACTGATTATAAAAACAACAGCTCACGAATTAAAATGCAGTGTGAATTCGGTCATGAATGGAATGTCTCTCTCGCTAGCTACCTTGATAAACCCATCGGGTGCCCACGGTGTGGAGGTACGGGTAGATATGAAGAACAAGAACTAATAGAACGCATGAACGATTCATTAAAAGAAGGAACCAAATTTTTAAGATGGGTGAATGGTTATGGTAATCATCGTAAAGCAATATTTGAATGTTGTTTACACGGTGAATGGACTACCTCCGCCAGCAGTGTAATTCACCAAGGTTCAGGATGCCCAGCCTGTGCCGTAAGTGGTTTCAATCCTACATTGAAAGGTTATGTGTATTGTCTTCGTTCGGAGGACGGACAAAGTGTTAAAGTGGGTATCAGTAATTACCTTAGCAAAAGAATAAGACAACTTAAAAGGAACACTCCTTTTGATTTTCATCTTATTGAAAATGTTAAATTTGAAAATGGACATCACGCAAGGCAGCTTGAAAAGCTGTTCCATCAGTCTTTTGCCTCAGCAAATTTAACAGGTTTTGATGGTGCTACCGAATGGTTGAAGTGGACTCCAGAAATTCAAGGCTGGTTCAGGTTTTTGAAGTAGGTTAGAATAGGTGTAAATTCTAGCTGGTGATAACAAATGTCAAGAGTTGTGACCTCCTTCCTGATTGCGTTAGGATATTCAACAGAAGACCTGCGCCGTGGTGAGCGTGAAATTAACCGCTCGATGGACAATATCAAATCCGGCGCTGGCGTCATGGGTGCAGCACTTACGTCTGCACTTGTGGGGCTGGGTAAGACTGCCGTTGACACTGCCAACCGCGTTAATGAAATCCGACTGAACACCAATACTCTTCAGTCGTCAGCATCGTTCGTCAGTGACTACGGTAATGCTGTCAAGTCATTAGGGGGTGACGCAGGTATTGCAGCGGGTGAAATTGGTAAATTTGAAACTATCTTATCCAACCTAAAACAAAAAGGTACGGACGCAAGTTTTCTTGAGTTGCCGTATTTTGGTGTAAATCCTGACCAGATGAATCAGTTACAGGCTGCTAAATCTGGTGAAGAATTTGCTAAAACACTATCGTCTATTATGCCCACGCTGAGCGGGCAGCAACAGATGGGTGTAGCACAGACGCTTGGACTCTCACCCGCCAGCGTGGACTTACTGCGCAAGGGTGAAACGGGTTTCCAGAACATCATCGACCACGTTCACGACGTAGCCGGACTGAGTGATGACCTCATTGAGAAATCTCGTGAATACAACGCAGCTTTAGCCGATGCTCAGATACGTTGGGAGGGTATCGCTAACACCATTTCAGAAGCCGTACTTCCTGAGATGACGAGCGCCATTGAGAAAGGTTCACAGATTCTCACTGATGTCATCAAGCCAATGGCTGAAGAGAATCCGATTGCTACCGGTGCCGGACTGTCCATGACCGCCGGTGGCGTAGCTGCTGGCGTAGCTGCACCACTGTTGGGTGCTGTTGGGATGGGCGGACTCGGTGCCGTCGCAGGTGCAGCAGCTGCACCTGTTGCTCTTGCCGGACTGGGGACACTCGCATGGAACATGGACCAGAAGGATGTACAGAACCTCACTGGTCAGGAGTTACCAGACTGGTTGTTTGAAAAGCACACTGTGTTCGATGAATCAGAAGGTGAGCTTGCGGGCGGTAACATCCATAAAGGTTCGTTCTTTGATAAAGCTTGGAACATGGACCAAAAAGGACTGGAAGACCTGACAGGATGGAAGGCACCGGACTGGTTGTTTAAACCCATTGGCGGCGGCAACAAGGGGAATAGACCGCGCTCTGCTGCTGACTCCCTGAGCGCCGGGTACGAAGCTGAGAAGCAGACCTACATGAACAGCAGTTCCTATGCACCTGAAGCCACAGTGAATGACTACAGCTCAGCAGCAGCCACAGGTGAAGCTATTGCTGAGAAGCTATACAAGATACCTCTTAAAGCTGAAGTAACCAACAACGTTGATATGCGCGTGGAGCTCGACGGACGCGCGCTGGATGCGAAAATTACCGACGTGCAACAGCGTAACAATCAGATGACGGTGGATGATATGCAATCCACCACCGCGAGGTGATATGAGCATCATTAATTTATTTACCAAACAGGCTCCCACCATATCTAATTATCAGTTTGATGCGGTGCTGGAAGATACGCTCGATGTGTCGGTGGAGTGGACAGAGTACCCCGTGGAAACAGGTGTGAATGTTAATGACCATCGCATCATTCGTCCGGTGCGCTGGACAATGACAGGCGCGGTCAGTAACAATCCGCTTAAAGTACAACTGACTGATTTCCTTGCAGGTGGTCTGTCCAATCTCACAGATAACCCGTACGTTGCTGCCGCCGCAGGTTTGTTTGCCGGATTCCTTGCGGGTAGTAATGAGACCCGCGCCAGCACCACGCTGGAGTTCCTGATTAACACCATGCGCCGTGGCGAACCGTTTGCCGTTGATGCGGGTGATATCCAGCTTCAGAATATGGTCATAACCCGCATTGGGCGTACCAAAGATACCAGCAATGAGAACGGGCTTATCTTTGTTGCTGAGATGATGGAGCTTATCACACTTGACCGGTTGCAGGGACTCGGGCAACCTTCACAGAATCAGCTGCGCACCGGTGACCCCGCTAAATCAGGTCTGGCTGGTGTCGTGCAGAAGGGTCAGCAGATTGCCAAAGACGTAAATACTGCTGTTGAACGACAGGTTAATAACGTACTGGACGGTATATTCTGATGCAGGAAATTCCACTGTCAAACGGTGCGGCTAATGCTCACCAGAAATTTACCGTACAGCTCGGTGATAACTACATCGACTTTGAGGTTAATTATATCTCCTATACGGATACCCCCGCGTGGAGTCTGAACCTGTATCGTGATGGTACACCCCTTGTGCTGGGTGACATGCTGGTACCGGGTGCTGACATCCTCACCGGTTACCGTGCTAACGTTGGCAGGCTGGTGTTCATTGGTGATGAAGTCACGCTGGATAACCTTGGCGTTAACAACCATCTGGTGTGGGTGAGCGAATGACAGACCGCAGATTATGGAGTCTTGAAATTGGTGGTCAGACCTACATCAGTGAGAGTGACGCCGGGCAGTTCCGTATTGTTTTTGAGGTGGAGATTAAACCCGGAGCTACTTTATCTTTTGCTGATATCAGTATTTATAACCTTAAGAAAGACAGCGGGATAGAGATGAATGCCCCTGTTAAATTACGTGCCGGGTATACTAATCAGGTTGATACACTTTTTACTGGTTACATTACTAACACCTTCCGCGAGCGTGACGGAGCCAGTACGGTTCAGCGCTTGTTGTGTAAGTCGGGTACGCCTGTTACAGACCGCAGTTCATTAAACTCATCGTACGGTGGCGGAGTTCAGTTGCTCGACATTCTTCGGGACGTTGCGAAACAGTGGCCCCGTCAGCTTGATATTGATGAGGAAGTGTTCGGTAACATCTCGCTAACCAGCGGTTATTTTATCGATGGTGATATCCCTCAGACCCTCACACGGTTGGGTAATGCTTATAACTTTGAGTGGACTGACGAGCGAGGTGCTTTAATTATCACTCGTCCTGAAGCAGAAAGGAAAACGCCGATTGTTGAGGTTTCACAGTTCACCGGGATGATTGGTATACCCGAGGTAAATCGCGGACCTAGCGGTTTTGGCGTGTTCGTAATCAACCGCCTCAATCCCTATTTTCGCATCAATGGACGCATTGAGGTTAAATCGGAATTTCAGACCTTTAATGCTGGGAATATTGCGGTGGTCGGACTTGCTGGTGATGCCCGTGCCAATGGTGTTTATAATGTTTTTGAGTTACGACATCGCGGCGATAGTCACGGAAACTTGTGGCTTACAGAAATAGATGCGCTGCGTGCTAACTCAGCACCAAAACTTCCGGGTGAAAACTCTGATGTATCTTCACCAGAAAATGGCTCAATAGCATGGGGACAAAAAGTATCTCAGGAATTCAGGGTTAAAGTTCGTAAGATAGGTGGGAGACTCAACATCAACCCTTCATGGTTGATGGCTGTCATGGGTTTTGAGACAGGTGAGTCATTTAGTGCAAGTAAGAAGAACCCCCGAAGCAGTGCTACCGGATTAATTCAGTTTACCAACACTGGTGTTACCGCCTTAAAATCTAAAGTAACAGTAACGCAGTTAGCACGTATGACAGAAGTTCAACAACTTGATTACGTGGAAGAGTATTTTGAACGTTACAAATCAAGTATCAATAATCTGGGCGACTGCTACATGGCTGTGTTCTGGCCTACAGCAGTAGGTAAGCCGGACACCTACATTATCGCCACATCACCGTCAAGCATCTACAACGCCAACAGCGGACTGGACAAGAACCGCGACGGTACCATCACGCGGGGCGAAGCTGTGGCGCGTGTAAACGAATCCTTACGTCGCGGAATGCAGTTTGCCAAATAAAAAAAGCCCCTCTCAGGAGGGGCAAAGGCAACGCTAACGGTCCACTGGCACATCAGGTAAGGGACACCCCTTAACTCATATACCTTCGTCTCTTCCGAAGTGCCAACCCTTATCGCCACAGTGGGTTGCCTGTCATGATTTACGGCTGACTCATTATGTCAATGTTCGCTGCGCTAAGCGTAAGCAGGAGTACAAGCCTTACAGCTAACAGTCGTGACTCACATGAGCTGCGTGTTAAGACTTATCTTAACTGACATTTGACGTGACTGTCAATTCACATTCCTGTATTATTTTATCCATTGTCACACGTCGGGGATATTTATGCCGTCCAACAGTCAGAGAGCATCAGGGGCACAGGTTCAGCGTACAGCCTTCTCTGAAAATATGAAGTCCGTTTACACGTCCATCCCCGGACATGTGCTGACCTTCGACCCAAAAACACAGCGTGCTCAGGTGCAGATTGGTATCCAGCGCGTGGACATCAACGGCGTAGCATGGGTACCTGCCCCTATCGTTGACGTTCCTGTATCCTTCCCCGGTGATGATTTCGTACTGGAATATCAGATTGACCCCGGCTGCGAAGGTTTAATTCACTTCAGTCAGCGCTGCATTGATGCGTGGAAGCAAACAGGTGGTACAGCCGATAACCCCGCCGCACGCTTTCATGAGGCTCAGGATGCAGTGTTCGTGCCGGGCATCAGGTCACTACCGAATGTAATTCCGGCGTTCAGCAATAATGGTATCAAGCTACGTAATAAAGACGGCACGCAATACGCATGGTTGAAGAATGATGGTTCTCTGGCATTCGGTAATGCTCAGGCCAGCCTTAACATTGCAGCCAATGGCCTCGTGAACATACTGAACGCATCCGGCAATATCCAGTTACTGGCAAACGGTAACGCAGTTATCAACGGCGTGGTATTCACGCCGCAGGGCAGAATTACCGCACCTGCTGGCGGCGGCTTCACCGGCTCAACGGGTATCCCATACGAGCAGCACCGCCACGATGAGAACGGTAACATTACAGGGACTCCACGCACATGACAGTTCGCAAGCTCGATGAGAACGGCGATATCGTTACGCAGGGTATTATTTTCATCTCTGAACGTGAAGAGATTGAGCAGACCATCAAGACCCGCCTGCGTCTTTTCCTCGGAGAATACTTCCGCGATATCACAGATGGCACACCGTGGTTTGAGCAAATCCTTGGTAAAAATGTTAATATGTCTGCGCGTGAAGCTGCTTTGCGTAACCGCATCGCCAGCACACCGGGTGTAATCAGGCTGACCGCGTTCAGTATTGACTACCCCAACGTGGATGCGCGATTACTTACGGTCACGGCCAGCGTCCTGACCAGTTATGGACTAGCTACGGTGACTGAGAGCAATGGCTGAAATTACACCTAAAGGTTACAACCTCAAAACGGTCAATGACTGGTTCGTGGACGAGCGTCAGCTTTATCTGGACATTGACCCGTCATGGAATATCGACCCATCCACCCCTGACGGTCTGAAGATTGCACATGACTCCGAAGTGTTTGGTGCACTGGATGAGACGTTGCAGCAGGCTTACAACTCTAAAGACCCAAACAAAGCCAGTGGTTATGACCTTGACATCATATCGGCGCTGACCGGTACCTCCCGCAGTGAAGGTACAGCATCGACAGTTACAGGTGCAATTCTTACTGGTGTTGCCGGGAGCATTATTCCATCTGGTACGCGTTTCAAATCAGCGACTACCGGTTCCGTGTGGACGCTGGACCAGACGTGGACGCTTGACGCAACTGGTAAAGCCACCGTTTCACTGAGTGCTGTCGTCATTGGTCCTGTACAGGCTGACGCTAACACCATAACAATGATTGTAGATACCGTTGCGGGCCTTACTGGTGTTAACAACCCTGCACCTGCAACAATGGGCACAGGTGTTGAATCTGACTCATCACTGAGGGTTAAACGCGCTACCGCGGTAGGTCGTCCCAGCAATAATCAGATTGATTCAATGCTGGGTGAGCTGTATGCAGTAGACGGCGTACGCCGCGTGAAGGTGTATGAGAACGACACCAACAGTGCAACGGTAAGTGATGACAACCCTTTCGGTTTACCGCCACACAGCATTGCGCCTGTTATCGATGGTGGTACCGACATGAATGTTGCAATGGCTATTTATCTGAAAAAGAATCCCGGTGTGTTACTCTTTCAGGCAGGTACTCCTGTTGCTATCAATGTCGCATCACCAACCTATCCTGACAACATAAAGCTCATTAAGTTCAGTCGCCCCGTGTATGTTGATATTGTCATGAATGTTGTCATCAAGAACGATGGCACGCTACCTTCAATAGCGGCATTACAGGGGTTAATTCAACAAGCTGTCATTGAGTTTGCTGCTGGTGACCTGATACCTGCTGACGTAGGGTTTAAGATTGACGGGTTTGATATTGGTGAGACTGTGCCGTACAGCACCATGTTCACACCTGTCAACAAAGTCATTGGTGCATACGGCAACTCATACATCCAGACTATGACGCTGAATGGTGCCTCAACCAATATCATCATTAACTACAA